TACTCTTGATGGATTTATAGATGATAGGTGCTGGGAACCTGGAGAGTTTGAGGATATGTATCCTGAGATATATGATAAGGTCAAAAATCATGGTTGGAAGTTGTATGAGGGATCTGTATCTGATCAAGATTATGATGATATGGGAGCAATGATGTTAGTACCAATGGGTATTGACTATAAAACCGATGAAATTATAATCATAAAAGAGGAATATTATTAATAGGAGGCGACAATGAAAAAAAGAGTAGGGTTTGTAAGTAATAGTTCGACAAGTTCATTTGTTATTGTAGGCATTCCATTTGACGATAGTAAATATGACGAGAATCAATTAGATGATTTACAAGATGTATATACAATTTTGTATGAAGGCGGAGAGGACGGAGTTGATGAAACTGTTATAGGAATAGAGATTGCTGAGGGTGACGAAACTGATTTTGGTGGTGACGTTTTAACATTAGAGGACATAAATCAAATGGCTGAAAAACTTATAAAAGAGTTTGGTGCTAATTCAAAAGATGTAAGGATTTATTCTGGTGTAAGGTTGTGTTAATATGAAGATAAGACAAGGTTTTGTATCAAATAGTTCATCAAGTTCATTTATTATAGAACGAGACGGTGTAACTGATAAACAACTATACAAAATAAAGAATCATTTGGAGTATGGTAAATTAAAAAATGTTGGTGATTATTTTGGTAAATACGATGAATGGGATATAGATGTTGGCGAAAAATACATTCATGGTTGGTGTAGTATGGATAATTTTGATATGTATAAGTTTTTAGAATATATTGGTATTGACATGAATAAAGTTGAGTGGAGATAACAATGAAAGTAAGAAATGGTTTTGTATCAAATAGTAGTTCAAGTTCTTTTATAGTTCATTTTAGGGATCAATTTGATTTTCAAGGTAAATGTGAAAAGACTTTTATATCAAAAAAGAAAATGGAACAATTAGAACGATTTGGATTTTGGAAAACAATGGCTCATTACCCAGATCAAGTAAGTTATCAAGATCAATTTGAGGAATTGAGAGGCGAGTTAGTTTCTGCTTATGGATATACGATTGAATGTAATGAGTGGGAAGTAATAGAGTTTTTATTGAAAAATCATATTCCATTTAAGGCGTTATGTCATTACGATCATTATTATATACAATATGACAAAGGAAACGATTATGTTTTTATCGCCAGAAATTTTGGTATGGAATATATGATGTATAAGGATTTAGCCGAAGTAAAGGATCAAAAAGGTTCATGGGAAGTCAATATTGATAAATTTTTAGAGAGAGGTAGTTATCGTTATGAAGATTAGAAATGGTTTTGTAAGTAATTCAAGTTCAAGTTCATTTTTGGTAGCGTTTCCGCGTAAACCAAAAAACATTAACGATGTAAAAGAGATTTTGTTTTCACCTGGTCAAAACGATTATCCAAATCCTTTTGTATATGGAATGGACGACAAGGACACATTTTGGCCTGTTGATCAAGTAGCTCAAATCGTATGGGCCGACATTGAAGAACAAGATGGTGAGACGACTGATGAACAAATGTTGGATTGTATCAGGGATGGTTGGTTTGATGGATATGAAGAATTACCTGGTCATGTTGATGTATATCGTGGCGACAAACGAGACGAAAAATATAAAGAAATGGAAAGGGAAGCCTTAGAAAATGGTGGATATACAACGGACAAGGGTAGAGAGTTATATGAAAAATGTTGGAAAGCTCGTGAGGAAGAAAGTGACAAACGAGCGAAAGCTATTTTAGAGAGATTCAAGGAAAAGAATCCTGACGCCGTATTCTATACATTTGAATATAGTGATAACGATAGTTCATTATTTGCTGCTATGGAACATGGTACATTGTTTCGTAGGGTATATCATATAAAAGTAAGTAGACATTAACAGGAGGAAAGGTTATGAAAATACGTAGTGGTTTTGTATCAAACAGTTCAAGTTCAAGTTTTACTATTGTAATGACACCTGAACAAGAAAAAGAATGGCGAGACAATTTAGATGTTTATGAGAAACAAGTCATTGATAATAGTTATTTAGGACGAAAGGAAGAAAAAATTGGTGATTTTGATGTAGTTATTTTTAGTGGAATGACAGGTAATTGGTGTTTTTATGAAGATTTTTCTGTGACATTATTACCTGAAGATGAAGATTTGTCTGAGGAAGAATTTGAAGAAAAATATGGATATGATAATGTAGATGGAATCTGGCCAGGTGAACTTTGGTATTCTGCTAAAGATAAACTTCCTAAAAATGTTGCTGAAGTAGAAGTAGATTGTTAGAAAGGAAAACAATATGAAAGTAAGAAATGGGTTTGTAAGTAATAGTTCCACATCTTCATTCTTGATTTATGGAATTTGTTTTGAATCGGAAGATGAATTTCGTGAGGCTTTAAATATGGAAGTTGAAAACGACGACGATGATACTGATGTATGGGAAATTGGATATGAATTAGGAAAAGAACTTGATATGGAATGTCTATGGCCTTATGACGGAGATTATGGTTGTTATATTGGTGTGTCGTGGGATCAAGTTAAAGACGATGAAACTGGAGCCGAATTTAAGGCGAGAGTAGAAAAGAAACTCAAGGAAAAGTTCGGTGATGATCTTGAATTTTCTACTTATTCTGAAGCATGGCGAGACGGATGATAAAAAATAAAAAAAGTTTCAAAAAATGGAACTTTTTTTCACAAAAAGTAGTATAATAGATACGTTTCGAAAATTTGTATATACTTATATATGGTAGTACAAATAGTTCTTTGAAAATTTTTCTCAACTTTTAGGGTCGTTGATGCAGAGTTACCTTACAGATAATTCTAAAAGGATGAAAGGTAGATTGTAAACTCGATCTGCTAGCCGCGTCGTAAAATCTTAACCGAAGAAAGTTTTCGCGGTCTTAGAGTTTCTTGTGTGGGAGCAAGTTTAAGAAGCCCCGTTGAGAGTCTTTAACAACAACGTTAAAAAGACGTGATAGTTTCACGGAAAAATCAACTCTCTCTGGTCGTTCCTTATCCTAAATTTTTTTTTGAGAAAAATGGAACTTTTATTTAGTTGAATAGTATATAAGTATATATAACATATTGTATTGCGGGGTGGAGCAGTCTGGTAGCTCGTCGGGTTCATATCCCGGAGGTCGCTGGTTCAAATCCAGCCCCCGCTACTAAACAAGTCCTGATTGATACAGGACTTGATGGGTCGTCGGTTTAACGTTATCTTTTAATCGAAAAAAACGCAGGACGTGACGCGCGTCAATCTCGTTAGCCACCTTTATCCATCATTTTATTTTGATCTTTGAAAATTTTGTGACTGAATAACTCATGCAGGTGAGTAAGGTACGATAGCCCAGACTGAAAAGTTCTGGGAGTCGGTTGCGAGTTCAGTGAGAATAAGAGACTGTCGATATGGGAGTGGGATCAACTCTTGGGGTTGAAAAAAACATATCAATGGTTCGTCTGCTAAAATCCCCATTATAATTGGCAATAGAGCTACTGCTAGTGGACGTTGGAAGATAAATAGATAGGTTCTTCCTGTCATAAGGTTAATAACGACGGTTGTTAACCGACATGCTCGAATAATTCAAGTCTGAATGAACGCTTGCGGGTAGATGCGAATCCCGCCAATTTTTTATATTTTAGCTGATGTACCATGTGTACAAACAGTAACGAGATTGTAAAACCTACAATCTCAGACATAATTTGGGTCGTAGTTGATGATTATCGCGATCACACGTAAAAATAACATCAACAACTTTTTATCCAAGATATTTTGTTTACAATAGTAACCCGACAAATATCTTGTCGGGTTTTTTAGTTTATATAACATTTACCTTTAAACAGGAGGGTCGAATCATGCAAAATTATACCAAAACTTTAAACAAGTCTACTAAGGTAGCAACTCCACAAAACCAAAAAATCAAGGGTCGTAAGAAAGATATGGCTAAGAATTATGGCGGTGGCGTCTCATTTAAGTTGGACAAGTGGGATAAGTTAAATCGTTTCTTAGTATTGGGTAGCGATCAACCAACTTATTACGCATCCGCGCAAAAGTTAACTAAGAAGAATGCTAAGAACATTGAAAAGTTAATCAAGGAAGATGGCATTGAAGTTGTAAATCGTGTAGTTGAGATTTCTTTAGAGGGTCGTGCACCTAATAATGATCCAGCGTTATTCGTATTAGCGATGGTTGCTTCCTATGGAACTGACGAAGCTAAGAAGTACGCTTTGGACAACTTGAGTAAAGTAGCACGTATTGGTACTCATTTATTCCATTTCACAGAGTTCGTAAACTCGATGCGTGGTTGGGGTCGTGGATTACGTAAGGCATTCGCCAAGTGGTACACCGACAAGGACATCAACAAGTTGGCGTATCAAGTAGTCAAGTATCAATCTCGTGACGGGTGGAGTCACCGTGACATTTTACGTAAGTCTCATGCACAAGCCGTCAATGAAGATATGAACAAGGTATTCCATTGGATTACTCAAGGAATCAATGGCGACATTGAGAAGTATAGGAAAATTCCAATGATTTATGGTTTTGAGTTAGCAAAGAAAGCCGAAAATGAAAAGGAAATTGTGAACTTGATTAAGGAATATAACTTGCCACGGGAAGCTATTCCTACACAATTCTTAGGAAAGAAAGTATACGAAGCGTTGTTACCAACAATGCCTATGACTGCGTTAATTCGTAATTTAGGTAACTTATCCAAAGTTGGTATCTTGGAAAGTGGTAACTTTGACGAAATCAACTTAGTGGTTGACAAGATCACTAATGATGAAGCGTTAAAGAAAGCACGTGTACATCCTATTCAATTATTAATGGCTTTGAAAACCTATGAAGCAGGACGTGGTTTTCGTGGGTCTAATACTTGGAACGTTGTACCACAAATCGTTTCCGCTTTGGACGCAGGATTTTACAAAGCATTCAAGAACATTGAGTCTACGGGTAAGAGAATCTTGATTGCTTTGGATGTATCTGGTTCTATGGGTAGTGGTATTCAAAACGCTCCATTTATCAGTTGTCGTTCCGCATCGTCCGCAATGGCTATGGTAACGATGAAAGCTGAAAAGAACTGGGGTATTATTGGATTTACCGGTGGTGGTTGGTATGGTTCTGGTCAAGCGTTAACTAATGTAACGGAATTGAAGTTACACGATAGAATGAGTTTGAATGATGTGGATAATTACGTTAGCAGGTTAGATTTTGGTGGAACTGATTGTGCTTTACCAGCATTGTGGGCCGCTGGTATGAACAAGGATTTTGACGCGATTTTTGTATATACCGATAATGAAACTTGGGCAGGAAATATCCAACCAAGCGAAGCAATGGATCGTTATCGTCATAAAGTGGGTCACGATGTCAAGTTAGTTGTAGTTGGTATGGCATCGAATGGTTTCACTATTGCTGATCCAAAGGATAGAAGCTCACTCGACGTTGTTGGTTTCGACACAAACGCGCCATCTATAATGAGTGACTTTATTATGGATAAATTCTAATCCAGAACAGCCGGGAGACTGGAGGACTCTGGGAGAGCTATGAACTTAGCCGAGACCCGCCCCATTTGTGTAGGGCGGGTTTTTTATTTTGTGGAACTATTTGATTTTTCAATAGTTTAATATTTATATAAGTATGTGTAAAACGTAAACGGAAAGGATATGTTATGAGATTTAAAGATATTATAGTAGAAAAGATTGAAAGATTAACCGACAACGTAGAAGGGTTAAAACGTTCCATTGAAAAGGATGCGTTAACAAAAGAACAGGTTCATGAATCTTACGGTAAAATTCAACACGAGTTAGGACAAATCCTGGCTTTACTCAATAGAGAAAATCAAGATTAAAAATGCTCGAAAAAACTAACTCAAAAATATTCACAACCTTATTGGGATTTTCAGCGTTACTGGTAGCTGCTGCTGCAGCGATCTTTTCTGTAACGGGTTTATCCATGTTATACTCAGGGGAAATGTTATACGTGGCAATCGCCATGGGTGCCTTGGAATTCGCCAAGATCATCACCGCGTCATTTTTGTATAGGTATTGGAAAACAACAGGTTGGGGATTAAAGACGTATTTATCGATAGCAGTATTGGTATTGATGTTAGTAACGTCCGGTGGTATTTATGGTTATTTGACTAACAGTTATCAAGGGGCGACGATAGGATTAGATAAAATCAATAGTCAAGCTCAAGTATTGGATCAACGAAAACAAAATTTAGTGGATGAACGAGAAAGATTGAAAAGTGATATAGCGACACTGAGAGCGGAGAGACAATCAACCATTGAGAATCGTAACAGTGAGATAGCTGCTAACAATACAGCGACGGATTCTAATTCTGTAAAGTATAGAGCGTGGAGAAATAGTCAAGCACACAAGAGATATGACGAAGAATTAACGAGAATAGACGACAACATTTCACGTTACACCGAACAACTTGATACAACGAATGTGAGATTATCTACCGTAGAACAGGACATTTCGGACAAAAAACTTGAAATGATAGACACCGGTGTAGACGTTGGGCCTTTGGTTTATATGGCACGTATATTCAATACGACGATGGACAATGTAATGAAATGGTTTACATTGGTCATTGTATTTGTGTTTGATCCATTAGCTATTGCTTTGATTGTCGCCTATAACTCTGTGATAATGAAAGGTAGACAAGAGAAAGAATATAGTGTAGGTATTGATCCTGCGTTACCGGGAGATTTTTCTATTACAAGTTCATTTGATCCTATACCACAAGAACACATTGGTTTAGAGGTAGGTGAATTTGGTGGTTATGATATACCACAAGAGGACGACGAGGACGATGAAATTATTTTTGATAAACCGGGTATAGAATCTGCGAAACCGATAGAAGAATCATTTGACAACATAGAAAAGAAGATAAAAGAGGAAAAGGATTTTCTTCAAGAGGTAGACGACGAAATTGAGGAAATGGAAAATGAAGTTGAGGTAGAGAAAGAGTTAAAAGCAGGAACTGAGTTATTTAAACATTTCATTGAAAGTCAAGAGGATTTAGACGAAGATTTTTCTGAGGCATTAGAGGAAACGACGAAAAAGGTAGGACAAGATGAACCAACAAAAGAACGAATAGTTCAAGAGCCTGCGAAATCGGGCGACATACCAAAAGAAAAGATTATAGATGCGGTAGAAAAGGTAAAACACAAAAACGAGTTTTTTGATAAAATGAGGACGGAACCTGAGAAAAAGGACGAAGAAGCGTTTGAGAAAGAGATAGAGGAAAAAAAGAAATCACCCGTAACAAATGACGAGATACGAGCGTATTTTGAGGATGCTGTAAGAAAAGTAAAGAAAGAGGGTCAAGGAATGATTATACGGTCGCCATTTCAAGCAGGTGGTAGTGTAAATGTGGGTCATATGGAAGATGATCCTGATGTTGATTATTCAGTACAAAGTGATCCTGTAAATGAAAAATAGAGAGGTTATTATGAGTGAATTTACAAGAGGAATCCTTATCAAAAAGGATGGAATATATTACCGTGATTGGGATGATGGCGAACAACTTGAAAACAAAGTAGAGAGTTTTATACCATATCTCAATGAAGAAATACGAGTAGAGGACGATATAACATTTGAGGATTTTTTCAATCATGTTATGGACAACCATGAAATTATTAGTGTGATTTTCGCCAGTCAACTTGGTCATTTTGATTTGGGTAAGTGGGTAGACGAATGGAAGAAACCATTTGTGGATAAGCCCGATGGTCATACCCGAACAAAGTATTTACAAGTTGCTTGGTCAACTGAATGGTGGGATAAGAGTATCAATGGTGAATATAGAGAAGTTGAGGAATGGGTAGGTTTTGGTGGTCGTGGCGAAACACTTGACGAAGAAACTGGTGATTGGATGGATGATATGGGCATCTCTTTTTCATTTACACCAATAAATGAGATGAAAGGCTATCCCTTTAAGATAGATACTGAATACAGAATGTTGGATTGGGAAAGATACCAAACGAATAAAACTCCTGACGATCCTGATTATTGGTATTGTGTTATAGGTCACAAGAAGATGACTGTATTTGATGTAGTTGGTGGAATTTTGGACGACATTTCTTTTTACGGTGATCCTGATCGTCGTGACGAAACGGGCGAAGAAATACGAAAGACTGGCGACGAGTTAGACGAAATTATCAAGGAAAAGGGTATAGAGGGAGCTGAGAAAGACGGACACCTATACAGATGGGATCCTGATAAACTTTTTGGGAATGACGATGAATGAGTTTGTTTTATATTCGATAGATGTAGAGCCATATGCGGAAGAAATTATTGATGCGATTTGTGAGGAATATAAGGAAGCCAAATATGCGTTAAGCGGCGATCCGACAATCTGGTTAGAGCATGAAAAGGATTTGAGAGAATTTTCCAAGAAACATGAAGATTATGTAATTACATTGTATGGACAAGGCTCTGAAGCACCCGATGTATGGATCAAACATTTCAAGAATGGTAAGATGCAGTATTGTCCAGCGATCATAACATTTGACGAGTTTGACGAGGAAAAGTTACAGTGAAATATAAAATAAAAGGTTTTAGTGACGAAGGTTTTACAATCAACGAGATAGAGAAAAAGGTAGCAGGAATCGTAGCGATAAATGATTTCCCTATGGCGCCCCGGATGATCCGCGAACTAAAAAAGTTAGTAGACATATTAGTTTTGAGATTTGACGAGGTAAATGGCGACACCGACATTTGGCTCCAGTGTATAGAAGCAGCCAGTGGAACAAAGCTCATTACATTTACGAGTGATATAAAGTGGAATCGGTGGAATTGGAGAGAGGAATTATTACGAGAGTTAGACGACGAAAAACCTGACATCATTTTGTCGCCAGACGAAGATGAAACATTTCACGAGGATTTTCTTATTGACTTAAAAAAGTTTATGGTATCGAGTGATGATATAATGATGTTTTCGTATAAAATGATTACGGACGATGGGCGACACGTAATGAAATATCCAAATCCAAGACATTGTAAAGCGTATAAATGGGTAGAAGGTATAGGATATAAACCATATAAATATTGTGCGAAACCTACTTTACCTGGAGATAGGGAACCTGTAAGATATATTGCAGAATATCCAATGTTACATTATTGTTTTTATACAAAAGAATTAGAAGAATCAAAAGTGTTACATAAGTAAAAAATAAATTTTTATATATTTATATATGTAATTCATCAATCTGTTAGCCAAGAGTTAATGGTGACTTTAGAATGTTCCAACGGGACATGAATTGGTTTGCAGGTATTTATCAAATAAATAAGGAGAATTGCTATGAAACAACACAGACGCGTTAGCACATCATCCGTCGCTGTTATGGATTATCCATCAGCGCACATCACAATTAACAAATCCAGAATCAAAACTTATCCTTACAATCAGGTCTTTATGGCTGACGGAACGGAATTCCAAATTGAGTTGGACAACTGTACGCCCTACACATGGCTCGCCATGATCAGTTTAAACGGCGAAAAGACATCCGAAAGTGGATTAGTTTTGAAACCTGGTGAACACGTATTTTTGGACACACCTGATATAACAGCGAGTGGAAAGAAGAAACACAAGTTCAAGTTTGAGACGTATGAGATTGAACAAGGTCGTGGTCATTTGGTCGCCGAAAATGGTAAAGTCAAGATCGAGTTTTATAAGGAAAGACAATTTCCTAATTGGTTGATTCAACCGGTATCTACTCATATTTACCATCATCATTACCATAAACGAGACATTACGCCTTGCCCACCATATGAACCATATTGGTATTGTAATACGGGTGGAGATACTGCTGATCCGAATTTAAGTGGAACGATAACGATTTCAAATAGTAGTGATAATAACATTTCATTTACAACAAGTAATGTAAATCCTTGTAAGGAAGTGTCTCTTGGGGATGAAATGCAATGTAGTTTACCTGTTCCAACTGAAGAAACTGGACGTATTGAGAAAGGTAAAAAGTCAAAACAAAAATTCCATAAAACGAATATTGATTTTGAAAGTTGGGTTTCTCACATTGAAGAATTTCAAATCTTTCCATTATCCAAAAAACGAGTAAACATTCAAGAAGCGACACGAGAATATTGTACTCAGTGTGGTAAACGAAGAAAGAAGAATTTTGCATTCTGCCCGAAATGTGGAACAAAGTTTTAAGTTATTAGTATAATAAGTATAAGGTTACATCGAAAGGGCGAGGAATCGCCCTTTTTTTCTAAAAAAACAGTTGACAAATCCATTTTTATTTATTATATTATATCAACTTATAATGAAAGGAAGTGTCATGAAAGAACGTATGAGAAACATAATAATTGCGTTAATGGCTATACCGGTATTTGTAATAATGGTAAAGTATTCTATATTCAATGTACCTATTGATTGGGCGGGTGTATATTTGATTGGGGTAATGGCCATTCTTTTATATGTTCATGTAAAACATAATGTAGTCAAAGTAAAGGAGTAAAATGGCGACACACAAAGAGACAATGGAAGTCATAAGGTCGTTTGTTGAGTATAGTAGGAAGTACCGTGAAAAGAAGAAAGATGGTAAAACGACACTCAAGGACGATGCTTTGTGGCTCCAAAAATGTAATGAAATGTCAAAAATAATAAGTGAGTATGATGTAAGTAAAATAAATTATGGAAAGAAAGATGGGAAAAAAGTATCGTGATAAAGAATATCGTAACGTAAAAAAGATTGATGGTTCATATCCATATTATGATGCGGAGTTATGGATTGATGGAAAGTTTATACAACACGTTACTTTATCTGAAGTAAATTATCGTTACAATGTATTGATGGCTAAGTTAGAATCTTGTGTGGAATTTGGTATAAAATTGAGCAAAGAACTTTTAGATGAAATAGATGAAGTTATGCAACTAAAGTATGAAGAAGGCTCAAACGATGCGTATGAACATTGTCAATGGACGGAGGAATTATGAGTGATTCATTAGGCGACCGGATGAAAATGTATGAGAAGGAATTTTATTCTCCGGAGTTAGGATATGTAAATCAAAATATGCCTACGTTTGTTCGCCTTGATGGTAAGGCGTTTCACACATGGGTAAAACGAATGAACATCGAGAAACCATTTGATTATCGTTTGTCATTATTGTTTCAACAAGCGACTATTGATTTATGTCGTGATGTAGGACAAATACTTATGGCTTACGGGCAATCTGATGAAGTCACATTTTTATTGAATGGATGGGCGAATCCTGATTCACAAATGTATTTTGGTGGAAAGATACAAAAGATCACATCCATTATGGCTTCCGCGTTCACCGCACATTTCAATCTAAAGGGAGTGGGTCATTTTGATCAATGGACATCAGCATTATTTGATGCCCGAGTTTTCAATGTGCCAACTGTCGGCGAAATAGAAAATGTTTTCATTTGGAGACAACAAGATGCCAAGAGAAATTCCATTCAAGCTCTTGCTCGTTCATTATATAGTCACAGTGAATGTAATGGAAAGAATCAACAAGAAATGGTTGATATGTGTTATAAAAAGGGTATTTTGTGGGATAATCTTACACCTTTACAAAAGTGGGGATTTGTCGTATATAAAGAAAGTTACGATGTGGTAGTTGGTGATGGAATGGTGGAAAGGTCACGCTGGGTCGCCGATACAAGAATACCATATTTTGTAAAGGATAAAAGATATATAATTGAAAAATGGATAACAAGTAGAAATATAGGAGATTAAGTTATGGTTTTGATAATTAGTGGAATACTTTTAGCAGTTGGTATTATTATATTCTTTCTTGGAGTGATGATTGATCTTGATGGAATGATGGGGTTCGGGTTCTTTTTAGCTTTTTTTACAATAATTTTTGGTTTTCTTTTTGTAGGATTAGCATTACCGGTTGAAACGGAAATCATTGTACCTGATGGTAGTTTTATTGAGAAGAATGAAAATAGTATAGTGTTGGTTGTTCCGAACATTGGTAACAAGGTTATTACCGACCCAGCTATTATTCGACACATTGAAGTTGGCGACACGATAAAAGTTATGTATGATTACAATTCATATGGTGGTGAATTACGTGAATGGATATATGTTGAGAAAAATGGTTGGAAATACTAAAGTTATATATTTATATATAGGTGAGAAATGGGAATAGAGAAATCGGCCGGTTTAGTTATTATCTACGAAGATAGTATTTTATTAGGACATCCCACCGGAGCACCGTGGAAAGGCTCATACAGCATTCCAAAGGGAAAGATAGAGATTGGAGAGAGTGAGTTAGACGCAGCGATAAGAGAAACGAGAGAGGAATTCGGGGTTGAGTTTTCGCCCGACATGGTAGAAAGTGGTGAACCAAAAGTAATAAACTATAAGAATAAACAAGGTAAGACATACAAGAAAGTATTTTGGTTTGTTGTTAGGATAAAGGACAAACATTTTATAAAACACATTTATCCAACAATACCAAAGGATTTACTACAAATAAGAGAGATTGATTGGGCAGGATTTATCGACAAAGAGGAAGCCCGTTGGCGTATCTTTAGACGATTTGAGCCCATTTTGGAGAAAGTATTTGAATTGGAAAGTTGAAAAGTTATTGAATGGAGAGACAATAATTTCCAAAGAACCTGGCAACTCTATGATGCCGTTAATCAAATCTCGTCAACCGGTTACACTGGAACCGGTGACGTGGGAAGAATGTAATGTAGGCGACATAGTTTATTGTAAGGTCAAGGGAAATCTTTATACACATTTAGTAAAAGGAAAAAATGATAAACGTGGACTATTGATTGGAAATAATCATGGACGGATAAACGGTTGGACAAAGAACGTTTATGGTAGAGTAATCCAAATCGGAGAGAGTATGTGAGTAACAACTATAATGAACATTATACCGTAAAATTCGCTAAACTATTTCTTGATTTTGTTAAACAAGGAAAGATACAGGGATTTTCTGGCGCTGATAGAATATTATTGGAACACTTGTTGAGAGGAAAGATAACGGATTATGGTAAAGTAAAACTTATAGATGAATGTTTAGTAAAGAACAAGAGTGTATTAGACAAGTATGAAATTGATTATGAAACATTAAGTTCAAAAAATGATGAAGTTAACAAGGAACGACCGGTATACGATAAAATAAACATTAAAATAGTAGGTGATAATAATGTAATAGAGGTCAGGTTACCCTGGTTACCGAAAGACAAGTTTGACATATTAATAGGATTTTTTAAGAAGGATTTAGATTTTCAATTTGAATTTCGCCAAAATCAAGATGGAGTTTGGTTTTCAATTATTCGTGATGAAAATGTATTTGATGAACTAACAAATCATCCATTAGTTAAAGTAATAGGATATGACATTGACGAAGAAAAAGTAAAAAAGGCGAAACAGAGACTAAAGAAAGAGATTGAGAAACAAAAGAAGTTATTTGAGTTATCCGTAACCGCTGAAATGGAAGAAACGGAAGAATTCAAGGGTATGTTTGAGAAACTATATCCATTCCAAAAAGTATCGGTGGAATACTCAAAACATAAAAGGTCAATCCTTATCGCTGACGAAATGGGATTAGGAAAGACAATACAAGCGTTAGCGATTATAGAGTACCATCAACTATATCCAGCATTGATTGTTGTACCAGCGATGCTGAAGAAAAATTGGGCGCGAGAAATAAAGACGTGGTTGCCTCATAAAAGTGTGGTTGCGGTTGATAAGAACAAAATCATTCCACCTGGTGATTTATACATTGTAAGTTATTCAATGGCGTCAAAGGTATCAAATCGTTTTGTGGTAAGAAAACCAAAAGTCATTGTATGTGACGAAAGTCACTATTTGAAAAATCCAAAAGCTGCTCGAACGGATTACATACTCAAAAATTTCAAGAATGTTCCATTCAAGATTTTGACGACCGGTACACCGATACTAAATCGAACTGTTGAATTAGCACCACAGCTTGATTTGTTAGGAATTTTGGACACACATTTTGGTGGAAAGAGGAAATTTATAAACCGCTACGCTCCGCCACAATGGAATGGGTTTGGTACGACATATGGTTCGGCGAACGAGGAAGAACTACAAGTTGAGTTGAGAAAATCTTGTATGATTCGTCGTATGAAAAGGGATGTTTTAACTGAGTTACCTGATAAAGTTAGACAAGTAGTTTATTTGCCATTATCTGATGTTCCGGCTTACGAAAAAGTTGAGGATGATTCTATAAATTGGTATGAGACGAAACTACGAAAACAAGATGAAATGAGTGAACATGAAATCTTGGAAGCAGTAGACGAAAAGTTACAAAATCGTAGTGCGTTTGCTGAGAAGATGGTAAAGGTAGAATATTTACGACAAGCTGCGGTTGAGTATAAAATGAAAGCGGCGTTAGAGTGGATAGATGATACATTAGAACAATCGAGTAAGTTGATTTTGTTTACGCATCACAGGGATGCTGCGGAACAAGTTTATGAGAAATACAAAGATAGGGCTGTATTATTATATGGTGGAATGAGTGATCAAGTTGAGGATTTGGTAAACAAGTTTATCAAGGACAAGAGAATACAACTATTTGTCGCCTCGGTTCAATCTGGTGGAGTTGGTATAGACGGATTACAAGATGTGTGTGACAAGGTTGCGTTTCTTGAGTTACCCTGGACACCGGCGATGCTAACACAAGCCGAGGATAGAGCCCATCGAATAGGACAAAAGAATGCCGTGAACGTATATTATTTGATAGGCGAAGATACGATTGAGGAACACGTATATGGTGTGGTAGTTGGTAAGGAAGAAATATTTGATAAGGCGACAAACATAAACAAGTTATTTGCATGGATGAAAAAGAGAAGAAAAAACAAAAAATAAAATGTATTGGATGGATTATATTTTGTGTATTCGCCATTATATTTGGTATTGTAATAGAAAGATATGGTGTAATAATCGCATTTACAATAGTGGCGATATTCAAGTATTTTGAAATGAAATATCCGGAGTTATTAGGATGAAAGTTATATTTTTAGATTTTGATGGAGTAATATGTACCAATGATTCTATCAGTGACGCCCGTACATTTGCGAAAGCGAATAAAGATGGTGATCGTAATTTGTATAGTCAAAAAATGATTGATCCAAAGTTGGTAGAAAACATCAACAAGGTTATAGATGAAACGCAAGCATTTGTAGTTATATCATCGTCATGGCGAGATTTACATCCAATAAATGAGTTGATTATGTATTTGATGAACGCCGACTTTCGTGGGATTGTTATAGGAAGGACGCCAGTTTGGAAAGAGTATAAAGAGGATATAGGAATCAAAACTATAAATGATTTACAAATGTTTTGGGAACATGAACGTGGAAATGAGATAAATTTATGGTTGAGTGAGAATAAAAATGTTGATTCTTATATAATTATAGATGATGAATTGTCTGATATTGAGCCCTTACATAAGGGAAAGTTTATACATACTACAATGGAAAAAGGGTTTCATGAAGATTTGATTCAAGAGGCGATAAATAAATTAAAAGGAGAATAAAATGGCAGAAACGAAAGAAAAGACAACTAAAACAACGGTTAAAAAATCACAAAAGGTAAAAGTTTTAGTATCTGTATATCGGGTAAACGACAAGATTGTTTCCGCATTAGGTATTCCATCTGTTGATACTCCAGTAAAACACGTATTCCAAAAGGATAAGATACGGGTAGAGGATTTATTTGTATTTACTACACAAATAAGAAATCATTTACCATTTTCCAAGATGGACACGTATAGACTTGTTGTAGATCAAGCATTAGATGATAGGAACAAAGAGATACATTTGCCCGAGACAAAGGCAAAAGACTTACAAAATATCGGTACATTTATTCATGAAGTATTGAGTATAGAGATTGAATTGTTGTCATAAAAAATCAGAAAACAGTTGACAATTCTTTTTATTTTTCGTATATTTATATAAGTAATCATTTATGGAGAATATAGATGGATAGTAAACAATGGAAAGAAGTATTGGAAAAGGGTAAACTCAACGAAGCAACAATGAGTACTGATGATTTTGTGAAACAAATTGAAAGTGTAATAAAGAAACATTTTCCAAAGTCATTTTCTCAAGTTGAATTTGGTGGACGTTTTGAACCGAGTATTCATATCGTATTCGCGTTAGGTCAAAAGAATGATTGGTCTGGTGGATATTTTGAAAATGATATAGTTAGTAATCGTATGTTTATTTGGGGATTTGAAAAAAGTGGTAAGATGAAAGATAAACTTCAATTTGATCCAAGTGGAGCAGGAAGTTTTGTTATTAAACCGGGTCCTGATTCTTATATGGCGTATGATAGAGTAAAAGTTCCTGTACGTAAGAAAACTGGATCACCTGATCAAATCCTAAAATCGATAGACAAGTATTTTGGTGACTTGAAGAAAGCGTTAAAAAGTAATGTAAGTAATTTTTCAAAGGATCACGAATATGCCAAGAAATACATCTAAGGGTTTAGATGAACAAGTAACGGTTACAAAAAAGGGTTTCAACTATTTTTGTAACAAATGTGTAAAATCGTTTAGGTATAAAAGTTTGAAAGAAACTTTAGCCAAAGGTGGAATGTGGAATTGGTTGACTTGCCCCGATTGTGGGGAAATCGTAACCGACTTGAAACGAAAATAAGCCGTCGTAGCCGAGGTTGCCTTCTAAGCAACTAATCGTAATTGGAGCTGAAAATGCGAGTTCGAATCTCGCCGACGGTTCTTATTAACTTGGAGTGAATTATGTCCAAAGTATTTAAAATAGTTTTTAAGGTAGTTGGTATATTAATAGCAGCCATTATTGGTATATTAGCATTTGCGTATTTAACTTTAAGGATTTGGTTTGATAACGCATGGCATTAAAATGCTCTCGTAGCCGGGGCAGGTTTCGACCCTGTTAGCCGTAGCCGGAGCTGAAAACGTGAGTTCGAATCTCACCGAGAGTTCTATGAAAAGTGGTGATAAAGTTCGCCTCATAGGCGAAAAGGAAACAGCAATAATTCTATGGATTGCTCCGTCTTGGAAAAAGTCACCACGGGTTATTTTAGATCGCAGATTAAATCATATAAATGTATATACGATGGACAAATTAGAAAGGGTTATGTAATGTCATTAAGTGCAATCTTGTTTAGTAAGTACAGAGTAAAACCTATTCATTCGCCAAATATGATGGGTGATTGGAATGAAACGCTTTACGCTGTTCAAGGTAAATTTATTATATGGTGGACGATAAGATATTTTAATACATATCGTGGTGCCGATTTATGGATCGACAAAAACATATTGGGGAAGTGATGAAAAAAATCGAAATGAGTGAAGGGCCGTGGGTAAAGTTCAAGGATGAATCATATAATGAATGTCGTGTAACATTAGTTCATCAATGGACAAGAGTAAGCCCAGACGGCGAAACAAAAGACGAAATGGGAATAGTGGTTATGCAACCAAAAGACCCGAAAGATTCACATCCATTTTGCCAAACAGTTAAACTTGATGAATTGGACTTTATCGCATTTAGATAAGAAAGGGGTAGTTATGTTTAAAATAATGGTTATTTTATTGTTGTTTGTTTCATTTGTATTTTCACAAGATACACTAAAGGTTTATGAATATGATGGAGAAATTTCAGTTGTAGGACATCTTAGAATAAAAGATAATCCTATTACAGAGAAAACATATTCTCAAGATGATTTACAACAAATACCTTTAGACGACAAAGATGTTCCAGCGATGCTGACATACACTCCCGCGATTCAGTTTTATTCTGACATGGGAACATTTTATGGTTATTCTTATTTTCGCCTTCGCGGGATTGATCAAACAAGGATCAATGCTACATTAGATGGTGTTCCACTAAATGAACCTGAAGATATGGGAGTTTATTTCAACAACTATCCTGATTTTTTGAGTTCCGTTCAAGATGTACAAATACAACGTGGAGTTGGAACTACAAGTAATGGTACAGCTTCTTATGGTGGATCACTCAATTTCACATCAAAGACTTTAGACGAAGAATACTCAAGGTTGAATTTCAATTATGGATCATACAATACATACAAGTTCATGGCGGAACAGAGTTTCGGTATAAATGAAGATGGTATTGGCTTGAATCTAAGATTTTCAAGGGTAAATACGAAAGGTTACCGTGACAATTCCGGTCATTATGGTTATTCATTTTATTTAAGTGGTGGAGTATTCAAGGAAAACTATGCATTCAAGTATATAACATTTTATGGAAATCAAGAGAATGAAATGGCGTACCTGGCGACACACGAAAATGATTTAAGTTACAATCGTCAAATGAATTACTTGTCGCCCAACGAAAAGGATCATTTTCATTATTGGTTCAATTCATTATCATATATGAGTGAACACGTAACGAATACAATCTATTTTATCAAGTTAGATGGTACATATGGTGTTCTGGCAGAGGATATGTTGAACTTTAATTTAGATTCATACTATTTAGGTAACATATTAAATGTAAACTATGATTTTACAAGGTTAAAACTATACTCGGGTTTTCATTTATACACCTATAAACGAAATCATTCAATGGATATAATTGGCGACGAGGTTTACAAGAATTATGGGATCAAGAATGAGGCGAGTGGTTTTATAAAAGGTAGTTATGACATAACGAGAGACATAGATTTATTTGGTGACGTACAAGTAAGATACAACGAGTTTATTTACAATGGTAGTGTTTCGCCACCAAAAACTTCATGGTTATTTGTGAATCCAAAGGTCGGCGTAAAGTATGGAATGTATTATGTTTCTATTGGTCAAAACATGAGAGAACCAACACGAAACGATTTATTCAATGGCGAAGATGATCTAAATGAAGATAACATTCACGAAGCTTATCAAGTTGAGCCAGAAAAAGTTCTTGACATTGAGGCGGGAATTAAGTATATTGAAAAGGACTTCACATTGAATGTAAATCTATATCATATGGATTTCACCAATGAAATCGCCGCCATAGGTGAACTAAGTTACATTGGATTACCATTGAGAATGAATGTACCAAAGAGTACAAGACAAGGAATAGAAATTGAATCAACATATAAGTTTTCAAAAGATTTGAGTATGTTCAATTTTATAGGTGTGAATAAATCGAATATAAAAGAGTACGGCGTCTACAAAGATGTTACTCCATTGTTAAGTCCGGAGTTGACTTACACCGGGAACTTGATTTACAATGTAAATCATTATTTTACGAGTGGAGTATATTGTAGATATATGGGAGAATCATTTTTAGATAATGAAAACACAACGAAGATGAAACCATATTTTGTTACTGATTTATATTTCAAAACGACATTCAAAGAGTTGATATTTAGTTTTACAATAAACAATGTGTTTGATAATGATTATTATAATAGTGGTTATGTATATGATGGAGCAAACTATTATGTAGCTGCTTTAAGAAACTATACACTTGGAGTTACAATAAACTTATGATAGAAATTATTGCTGTTCTATTCACATTAGCGTGTGTATATTTTACTATACAAAACAAGGTTATTGCGTGGCCGTTAGGTATTATTGGAGTAAGTGCTTATTTACATTTGTTTTTCTCTGTGAACCTGTACGCCGAGGTCATAACACAAATCGTATTTTTGTGTCAATCATTTTATGGATGGTATAATTGGGCGAAACTGCGTAACAAGCCACCAGCACCAATAACAAGGTATAAGGATCAATTTGCTGCGTGTCCAAAAGACACAATGGTTTTAACCATTATGATGTATGTTTTAGTAGGAACGTGGTTCATTTATAGTATAATAATGGGATTGTATCAAGGTGGTTACATTGGACAACCGGATATTCCTATTATAGATTCATTTACCACATCATTGAGTTTGGTCGCCAACTTTTATCTGGCGAAACGATATATAGAGAATTGGTTTTTATGGATCACAGTAGATGTTATTTATGTAGGTGTTTTTATTTACAAAGAATTATATATGACAGCAGGATTATACGCCTTATTCTTCTTTATGGCGTTACAAGGTTACAGGAAATGGAGAGAGTTATATGATACTCAAACAACGTAGTGAAAAGATTAGTTATACAAAGGATCAAAAGGAAGCGTTACTGGAAGTTGAGAAATTTCTAAAGAAACCAAAAACGTATGATCAAAACTTGAATACTTTCAAGTTAGCAGGATATGCTGGAACAGGTAAAACCACAATCATAGAAAACATATTTTCATATGCTCGTGACATTTTACATTATGATGTTTATGTATCAGCACCAACAAATGCTGCGGTCAAGGTATTGAGACACAAGTCAGCAGATTGGTTAGCCGGGTTAATTGATTACAAGGAAAAGTTTAGGACGTTACACAGTTTGCTCTATGGCGAGCCCGACGACGATGGAAACTGGAATGCCAAGTGTAGTTTTACACAAGGACAACTTGTTATCATAGATGAATCGAGTATGATAGACACATTTGTAAACAACGACATCAACAAACACATCGCCAAACATGGGGCGAAAGTAATAAAGATAGGTGATGGATTTCAACTTGAGCCAGTCGGTGATGATCCAAAAGTATTGAGGAATCCACATTACGAGTTAAAAAATGTTCAACGTCATGATGGAGTTATCCTTGACTATGTTACAAAGTTGAGAGAAATAAAGAAGTCCTGTGTTCCAACAAAGTCAAAAGATGAAGTGGATGTTTTAGACATTGAGGAAGTTGGAAAGAAATGGCTTGACGGCTTAAAAAACTATGATGATAGTGTTTTCATTGTGGCGAAAAACAAGACACGAGTATTGTTGAACAAGTTGGCCAGAACACACAAGTTTGGTGAAGAACCAAGTGCGCTCCGGAAGACTGATCAAATAATCGTGATTGCTAATTCACCTACTTACAAGAATTCGGAGACATTCCGGGTAAACAAAGTAATCGACATTCGCCCATTAGAAATCTATTCCAAAGATGGCGATAGTTTTGGAGATTGTTATTATTGTAAAGTAGAAATAATGGGTCGTGATGGAGAGTATGATATGTTTTTATTCCCGAATACGGTACGCCCATCAATCTATCATCCTGAGATAGATATAACCACATTACCTTTTGATTTGGAACATTTGATTGATAGAAAGTTTTACAAGAAACCTATATTGAGTAGAAGCGTTTTGATAACAACATATGGATATGCGATAACGGCTCACAAGTCACAAGGCTCACAGTGGGATAATGTATACATTCACAACGATTATTGGGGCGACAATCCCCGCTGGCTTTACACAGCTGCCTCGAGAGCCATCGAATTTTTAACGATGTCAAACAATAGTAGTGGTAAGAAAATAACATGGGAAGAAATAATAGAGGGAAATGGTCATGTATAAACATGGGTTGATATTAGGTAAGTTTTATCCTTTACACAATGGACATTCATATTTGATTGAGGAAGGGCTCAAACGGGCGAAAAACTTAACAATATTAATATGTAGTTTGGAGTCGGAATTTATACCCGGTTATCTTCGTTATAATTGGATCAAAGAAAAGTTCCCAAAAGCAAATGTCATTCACTTGACAAATGTACCTGATTATCCTGAAACTTATGATCAAGGTCCGGTAAAATTTTGGGAAGTGTGGACACAAATAATCAAGGATAATACACCAAGCAATTTAGATGTGGTATTTACATCTGAGGAATATGGTAATCAAATATCTGAGATTTTTGGTATCAAACATGAATGTGTGGACAAGTTGAGAGTTACATTTCCAATATCAGGGACGGATATTCGTGGAAATCCAATGACGAACTGGGAAATGATACCAAAGGAAGCTCGTCATTTTTTCGCCAAGAAAGTGGTATTAGTTGGACCTGAATCTGTTGGAAAGACAACAATGGCACACGAATTAGCCGTACATTACAAGACAGCTTTTGTACCTGAATATGGTAGGGTATATACTGACAATATGAAAAGGAACGCTCAGATAAATTCAATGGATTTTTCACGGATAGCTGCTGGTCAATTACAATGGGAAGATGAAGTTGCGAGACACGCGAACCGGTTATTGATTTGTGATACGGATTTAATGACGACACAGACGTGGGCGGAGTTATATAACGTTCCGTGTCCAGCGTGGATAGCGACACAGTCGTGGAATAGTAAGTATCATTTACATTTACTTTTGACACCTGAAGTGCCTTGGGTTGACGATGGAACAAGGACATTTTCAAATCGTAGGGTTGAACATTATGGAATGATTAGGAAAGAGTTAGACAATCGTAATTGGGAATATAAGATAATTCATGGCGACGATTATAATGATCGTATAGAACAAGCTAAAAAACATATAAGCGAAATTTTGGGGTATTAAGATGGATGAAAAACAACTATTAGAAGAAGCAAAAAAAGTTGAAAAAGAACTTGAGAAAAAAGAGCAGGAATGGGATTATAGTAAACCATTTGAATTATATCAAGAATATACATTACCTGAACGGAAAAAATTAAATGAGTTGAGTAGAAAATATAGGTTGATAAAATCTTACAAATTGAGTGAGCTTCCGGATTACGGTGATGTTATGTCAATAGAACATTTTGTTGAATGTGTAAAGTGTGGTGGATTTATTGATTATGACGGATTTGGTCATTATGTAAAAGATGGTCAAGAAACCGACATCGAGATATATCCAAGTGATGTAAAACACAATATGGTTAGGAAAGATTTTGACACAATAGTATGGTATAATAGATGAAAACATTAGGAAATATGGGATCAGCATACCAGAGAGGTTTAGATGGGTTACCCGCACCCGGTTATGCTCCAAAAGGATCATTATTATATAAGAGTTGGTTAAAGGGAAAAAAGGAAAGGGAGAATAAAGTGGATAAAGTATTACATTTGACATTGATGAAAGAGTATTTTGACGCCATTTTATGTGGCGAAAAGAAAGTAGAGAATAGGGAAATCAAGGGTTATTGGTCAAAGAGGTTAGAGGACAAGAAATATGATTACATACATTTTGTAAATGGTTATGGAGCCGACAAGCCTTGGATGGATGTAAAAATGTTAGGGATTGTAAAGGATCGTGACGAAGGATTATATAAAATACATTTAGGTGAAATTTTGAGGAAAGGAAACATCAAATGAAGTTATTTAGAAGAAAAGAAAAGTTATATGGTGAAATTGTAAAGTATTCTCACAAAACTGCGTTAGAAAATCCTGATATGATTGATAGGGAATATGAACACAAGATCACAAATCTTGAAAAGAAAATACGGGAACACAAAGAGAATAAGAAATATTTTTCTTTTCAAGTAACGTGGAAAGACAAAGAAAGATCATATTTTGAGCCACAAAAATATTTGAATATTGCGTATCGAAAAGATATGTATCTTTATCCATTTCCCATACATCATTATGAAGGCGAAATACATTTTGATAAAAAGGGTATAATGAAGTTTGTAAATGTAGAACCTGCAGCGCTCCTGGAAGCTGTGAATCACAACGACGGTCTTGATGCTAAGATAATCAAATTGAAACTTGAACTTGAAGATTTGAGAAAAGAACGAACAAAGTTTAGAAAGAATTATTTGAAAACGAAATATAAACTTGAAAAAGCTTATTTGATATGATATGTAATTTATGTAATAGGGATGTAGAAACACTTACTCGACATCACCTGACGCCAAAAGCACGAGGAGGCTCAAAGGGCGACACGATAAAAGTATGCCTTTCGTGTAAGGACATGGTTCATCAACTTATACCAAACAAAGAGTTAGATAGGAATTATGACACATTGGAGAAATTATTGGCGAATCCAAAAATACAAAAATATGTCAAGTGGATAAGTAATAAAAAGAAAGAAAGGATAACAATAGCCACAAAAAAACGAAAATAACGGTTGACAATGAAGCTATTTTTTCGTATATTTATATATCAAGTAAAAAAACATTTGACAAAGATGTTTTTATTTTGTATATTGGTATACTGAAAAAATGAAAGGTTTTAGAAAGTGTCAAATCGAGTTTATTATTTTGAGAATACAACTTTAAACCATAACACGGGAAAACATCATAGTAAGTTTTATCGTATGATAGAACTTGGAAATGGTAAGTTTTTGGTTGAGTGGGGTAGTATAGGTAAAAATCCATTGGGAACAAAAGAGTATTCAATGGGCGAATGGTATAACATTCAAACAAAAAAAGAGAATAAAGGTTATGTGTTTGGGAACGATCCTGGTAATACAACTTATCAACCACAACCGGTACAATCGCCTCAACCTGTAGAACCAAAATACGACACGAAGAAAGTAAGTGCTATAAAACTCAAGATTAGAATGGTTGTAGAATTGCTTTCTGAGATAGATATTCCGGAACTTGAAGAAAATGCTTTTCAAGTAAATAAACAGAGAGTGCAAGGAATATATGCGAATTTTTGTGACGATCCCGGAACATTTACACAAGAAAAGGCAAAGGAATTAAATGAGATTTACAACAAATATCGAGTGGACAAAAATTAGAAAATCAATAATTATAATATTATTGTCAATATTAGTAGGTTATCTTGTATTGAGATTTGTAATATTAAACAATGAAGTATTTAATAAAGAACCAATAAAAAGAAAAACAGAACAAGTAGACGAAATGTATACTTAAAAAGGAGTAAAAAATGGCTCGCAGAAAAAAAGTTAACAGATTTTCATTACCTAAACGTGCAGAGACAAAGTGGGTACTTTGTATGAAAGGGTGTGGCGAGGAACTTGAAATTGATGGTGACAGTAAAGGTGGGATATGTTGGCGTTGTACTCAAAAGATGGCCGGGCCGCCGGAAGCTTTAGTACGGGCGAAAAAGAAAGCCGAAGCCGACGAGAACAAAGTTCGTCGTCCGCGTGGTTGGAGATTTTACAAAGAGTTTGTTGATTCAGAAGGAAATGTTTTCTTCAAGGGTGTGGAACAACCTAAACTCAAGGGAACAAAGAAACCAACCGTAATTGAACCAAAAGCTAAGAAATCTTCTTTTGAAAAGGAACAAGAACGTATAAAGAAACAACAAAAACTTGCTGCTAAGTATAATAAAAAGAATGGTAAGGATAAAAAGAAAAAACGTGGTAGGAAAAAGAAATGAGCAAAGCATTAGATGAATTAAAAGAAACACTCAAGGAGAGCGCGAAGTCTCGTGCTCTCCCTATTATAACGGACGAAACGGTATTACGAAAACGTAGTTCTAAAGTAAAGGACACAACTGAAGCAGGAGATATAGCCGAACAACTATGGGCTACTTTATCGGCACGTAATGAAAATGATGTTGGTCTATCAGCGCCCCAGATTGGTATTCGAAAGAAGATTTGTGTAATTCGGGCGAAAGAACCAATAGTATTAGTCAATCCAACAATCATCGAGAGTGATGGCGAAACGTGGTATCAAGAGGGTTGTGTTTCATTTCCTGGAGCCAGTGTAAGGACGAAAAGAAAGAAAAATATAGTAGTCAAGGTTGATTGGGTAGGAATATATAATGGTGTAAGTATAGTATGGGAAAAGGATCAAACATTATATTTTGCTGCCGAAGATCGTGATGATATGGAAAATGATACGAGTTTATTAGAGAGTGTCGCCGTTCAACATGAGGTTGATCATTTGAATGGTGTATTGATGTTTGATAGGGAATGGAAACTTGAGCCCATCAAGAATGAGAAAAAAGTAGGTCGTAACGAGCCTTGCCCATGTGGTAGCCAAAAAAAATATAAGAAGTGTTGTGGAAAGGTTTAGGGAACAAAAATAGGTTTTCGGTAGTATAAGAGAAAAGAGGTTTTATAAATAGGGGAAAGGTTATGACGCATATTGTTCCAGATACATATACATTTGATGATTTACAATTACGCCCGAAATATAGTAAAGTTTTATCAAGGGTTGATTGTGATCTTACAACCGGATTTTCTCATAATGGGATGTTCAAGATTCGTATTCCAATAGTATCTTCACCAATGGATACTGTAACGGAACATGAAATGGCGTACCAGTTATGGGAGCTCGGCGGAGTTGGTTTCATACATCGTTTTATGACGATAGAGGAACAAGCCGAACAAGTAATGTATTTGAGAGAAAAGTTTAGGGAATGGTATAAATATCAACCGCATAATCGTTGTATGTATGAAAATAATAATTATGTAGAATCAAATACAGGATTTGCGACAACTCAACTTGAACCTGCAGACGGGTTTGCTTTTCAACAAATGATTGCTTGTGCGATTGGAGTAACCGGTGATTATTATGAAAGATTTTTAGAGTTACACAACAGAGGTGTCAAGACATTTTTATTTGATGTAGCTCATGGACATCACATTTTACTCAAGAGGGCCGTCACGAAGATACGAAAGAAGTACGGCGACAACGTAACACTTATAGGTGGGAGTATTGCTACTGCTGATGCAGCTAAAGATTTAGTTAAATGGAGATTAGATAGTGTTAGAGTTGGTATAGGAAATGGGTCATTATGTGAGACAAGAATAAGAACCGGAGTAGGTATTCCACAAGCATCAGCGATAGCTGAGGTATATCGAGTGCTCAAGGGAAGTGGAATTTCTATCATAGCAGATGGTGGTATACGGACACCCGGTGACGCTGCAAAAGCGATTGCTCTTGGAGCAGACATGGTTATGATGGGATCACTTTTTGCCGGAACTAAGGAAACGCCAGGTAGATTGATACGAGTAGGAAATTTTCCTGACGAACAATTATTCAAACAATATCGCGGGTCGGCCAGTCAATCGAGTAAGTTAGATCGTGGCGAAAACGATAATAACATAGAGGGTAACTCAAAACTTATCCCGTATAAAGGGAAAGTAAAACGAATAATAGAATCTATAACTGATGGAATAAAATCATCTATGAGTTATGTAGGTGCTGAAAATATAGAAGAATTTAGAAAGAATGCTGAATTTGTGAGAGTAACAAGAGCAGGACAACTTGAAGCTCAACCACATTTATTAAAAAAATAGAGGTACAAAATGTTTGATATGTTTGGTAAGAAAAGATTAGAAAAGGCGATAAGTAAATTATCATTAGAACAAGGCGACGTTATTGTATTACGAACGAATAAAGGATTTCGTAAATGGATTGATGTATTGAGAGTTATTGTACGGCGACTAAAAATATACAAGAATATTGATGTAAGTGTTATGGTTTTACCTGAAGATATGAGATTTGGTAAGGTAAGTGAAAAAGAAATGAATGATATTGGTTGGTTTCGCCAAGACAAAGAAGAAATGATTAGGATATTAGAAGAAAATAAATCAATACGTGAATGGAATGAAAACATTAAGAAGTTACACGTAGATGAATCATTAAAATCGTATGATGAAATACAAAGATTAAAAAAGAGGTTAGAACATTATGAAGGAAAGGGGTGAATATGGACAAATTCACATTGGAAAGGGATTTCGATAATGAACTAAAAAATCAAGGGGTAAAGACAAGGGAGCCCAAAAAGATTGTTTTTAATGTTCCAAAGGACTTGAATATTTATGAATATAGAATAATGTGTATTAGAATGGCTCAAGCCATGGGTTTTGGCGAAGAAAATATAATGGATGCTTTTGGTCCTGTTGATACACCATATTTTAAGTTTGAGGATGATATTGAGATAAGAAAACATATATTTGACTTGATGCATGATGAAAAAAAGATAGATAAGTTTATTCAGGACGATGAAAGTGTACCACCGGACAATGATTCTGGTGATGAAAACTAAATTTGTATATATTTATACACGATATAATATGGGGTCGATCGGATTCGACAGGATAACTGAGAGATTTAATAGCGATTCACTGGGAAGTGGGAAATCCAAAAGCCTAAAATAACTGGCAACGAATTACAATTAGCTGCTTAATCACAACGAATTAAGCCGTCACTCCAAGACACCGATATTGGGTAAAGTGATGTCATAATCGGTAGAACCTTTGAGGGCGACAACTCAAAGTAAATCAAAACTCGTTGTCACAACTTTTGTTTGGTTTTTTCGTGACGTAAAATAACAAAATCAAACTATAATCGTAGAAGTTGGATTTTGAAATATTTTGGACGCGGGTTCAATTCCCGCCGACTCCACAACACATAGGGAGAACATTTCTTGAGATTTAAACGTAAAGAAAAAGAAAAATTGTTATCTCGCAGAAGATTATGGTCTATTTTCGGTTGGTTTTGGGCGTACAAGCGTAATGATGGTGGTGAGTATGTTACCGATTACACTTGTAATGAAAGTGATGGTGGTGGAATGGGTTATCTAAGAAATCATCATTCAATGAATTGCGGTTGTGGTATGTGTCGAGACAGGACAATTATTCGCCGTAAAGAGAACAAAAGTAAACGTCTAAAGGAACGAAAAAAAGTACGTGAGTTGATGAAAGTTATTATAGGTCAAAACGAATTAGATTAAGTTTTACATAGTAGGTTTATAAAAAGCGGGATTGGTGTTCAACGGTTAGCACGCCACGTTGCCAACGTGGAAGTATCGGTTCGAATCCGTTATTCCGCTCTTTTTATTTATAATAGTTGGTAAGTTAAATGAATGGGAGATTTAAATTATGAAAACAATCGCCAAATTTAAGTATTCAGTCTTAAAAGGTTGTTCAATGGTTGAGACGTGGTACAAGAACTTGACAAATGTTGACATAATGAAGTTTAGTATTGGAGCTTTAATAGTTATGTTTTTCGCGATGTGGTTTCACGCATCGTTTCTAAATATTGACATTTATAAACAAAACAAATATATTGAGAACTTGAAAGGACAAGTTACTGAATTACAATATGAAAATGGTAAGAAAGACGAGTTGATTGCTGCTCACAAAGAAAAGGATCGACTTGTAAAAGAATTTGTCAAGGAAATGTTTTCACAGAGGTATTATAGAACAAGTTTGACCGGATACCATCCAGTCCCTGAGCAAACGGACTCAACACCCGACATCACGGCAGATGGAACAAAGTTTGACATTGATAGAGCAGGTGAATACAAATATGTAGCATTGAGTAGGGATTTACTTACACATTTCAATCGACGTGGCGCCGACATAAACTTTGGCGACTACATTTTCATCAAGGGAACTCCTGATGGAGCACAAGATGGGATATATCAAGTTAGAGATACGATGAATAAACGTCATACTCAATGGATTGATATTCTTTTGACTCCTGGTGAGAGGTCATTTTATTACAAAAATGTATTGATGTATAAAGTTGAGAATCCTGAGTTTGTTCGTATATTGAATGAAATATATCACGACTTTGAGGAAAATCCACAACCTTTAGCAATGGTTGAACCGGAAGTATAAAAAATATCAGAAAACAGTTGACAAATACCCTGAAATTTTGTATATTTAGGTATACAAATTAAGAAAGGGTAAAAATAATGTCAACAAAAGAATCTAAAGGAATGTCACTTGTTTCTCGTAGATGGAAAGTTGATATAAAAGAAACGGTCAACAACTATAATTTCAAGTTACATCATGTACATGGTAATGGTGGAAAGTGTAATTTTTGTGGTAATAAACTTGTGTATGTCGCAACGATTACTGGCGACTCTTTACTTGAGGGAAACACTGCCCACAAGACTACATCAAAAGTATATGATGTTGGTTTGGATTGTTTACAGCTCGTTTTAGGTGAAGAATGGGTATATTTTCGTCAAGCGAAACGTGAAATTGCTAAGTTGAAAAAAGAAGCAGCCCAGAAGAAAAGGGCTGAAAAATATGCGACTCAGTATAAAGATATGATTGCTTGGTTTGATGGATTACATCCTGAGTATATCAAGACAAACAAATTTCTTAGTGATATGTTTTCCATTTTGACAACGGGTCGCCGTGTGTTTACTCCAAAGATGGAGAAAGCAATTCGTTCCAAGATGGCGAAGATTCAAATCACTGCCAAGGAATATGGCGACAAACTTGATCATCATAGAAATGTAACCATTCCAAAGATCAAAACTTTGTTGAATCTCGTAAAAGAGGTTGATGGTATTACTAATGATACTGCGTATTACGACATTCCAAAATGGTCTGCGTATGATTTTGTAACTGATGTTCTTGAAAGTGCGACTACAAGAAACTTCCTTTCACCTAAACAAAGGGAAGCATTGAATAAAGTTCATGTTCGTTATACTAAAAAGAAAAAGGAAGCTGAGAGTGTTACTAAAAGGAAAGAACTTGATACAAGTAACATTCCTTACTAAAAAATAAAGCCCGATTCATTGAATCGGGTTTTTTTATACCGAAAATGGAACTTTATTAAATAAAGTAAGTATAATAAGTATGTTAAAGGAAATAAAGAATATATTTAAGGGAGAACTATGTTAACGGCAGAACAGATTGAAAGTAATTGGAATAAGTTAATACGTTTTATTGAAGATGGTTTTGATGGCGAACGGAGAGAAAGGTTATTGAAGTTATACAACGATCATGATAACCGTATCGCTCAAGCACCAGCATCGAGTAGGGTTTATTTTCACTCAGCGTTTGTTGGTGGTTATGTCCATCACGTACTAAATGTGATGAAGATAGCACCAAAGGTTTCATCTTTATGGGAATCGATAGGTGGCGAAAAGACGTGGACGGACGAAGAATTATTTTTTGTCGCCATGAATCACGATTTAGGAAAGGTTGGCGACATAGAGAATGATAATTACATTCCTACTGACGAAGATTGGAAGAAAAAGAGAGGAATGGAATTTGAATCAAATCCAAAAATAGAATACATGCAAATAGAAGATCGTAGTTTATTTTGGTTACAACATTATGGAATCAAAATGAGTAAACGAGAGTTTATCGCCATTCGTGCCCATGATGGATTGTATCAAGACCCGAATAAACCATATTACATTCAATGGGGCGCAAAAGAAGTAGATAGATTTGTTCACGTAATACATACGGCAGATATGTTGGCATCTAAGTTGGAGTGGGAAGAATGGGCTAAGACACCTGAAGCGCGTCCACATTTAGAAGGAAATGGATCAGGTAAACCTATAAGTAAAAAGACTAAAACCACAGTTAAAAAAGCATTTAATCCCAAAAAATTAGAAAACGCTGATATAAAGATAGAGAAGTTTGAAGATTTATTTGGTAACGCATTTAAGGACAATGAAAAATGATAACAATTATAATAATAATTTTAATACTGATAATATTAACTATGAGCTATGTGGTATGGAATTTGTCTCGTAAAAATGGAGCGTTTGAAGAAACACTCGCGTTATATGAGGGTTGGATAGAAAACTTTGCCATAACTGTTGAAAAGATTGATTCTGATTTGAATGACCTTGACGCCGAAGCTACATTTCGTGCCGACGACGAAGTCGGATATTTTTATCAAGGAATGTACTCAATACTAAAACGATTAGAAGAATTTAAACTTGTAGAACCAGGAGAGGAAATTAATGAGGCGGAGGATTTACTTTACGAAAGAGACAGAGAACGCAATCGTCGAATACAACGAGTCCGACGATCAGACGTTCAAATCGAAGATATACAGAGACAAGATAGAAAAACCTTTAAACAAACTGGTAGAAAACATAATAAATAGATTTAAGTTTCCGCACTTTCAGGATGCTTCAATAGATTTACATGCCGATACGGTGTCATTTCTTGTGATGCAGATGCACAAGTATCAACAAGAGAAAGGTCGCGCCTTTTCTTATTTTTCTATCTTGGCGAAAAACTATCTTATTCTTGGTAACAATGAACATTGGAAATTCAAGAAAATTTCACAACGTATAGATACGAATGCGACAGAATACGCATTTGATATTATAGATGAAGCTCAAAATAAGAAACAAAATGACGATACACCTGAGTTTATAAAAATGATGGTGGAATATTGGGAAAACAATCTCACAACGATTTTTACTAAACGTCAAGAAATGATGATTGCGGACGCCGTACTCACATTATTCAGACGTTCCATCAATATAGAAAACTTCAATAAAAAAGCACTCTACTTAATGATCCGTGAAATGACCGGATTGAGAACACAATATATTACTGCCGTCGTAAACAAAATGAGAGAACATAATAATATTCTTATAGAGGAATACAATGCTATTGGGTATTTTGATACGGAAATGTGTTTAGATGATTTTCTTTGAGAATCGGAAGTAAACACACCAAAGGTTATAATAAGTGGTAGTGCAGCCAAGTGGTTCACTTGGGCGTAAGTTTAAAGGTTGGTCTTTAATTAGATCAACCTTTTTTTGTTTGTGTATATTTATATGTGAGATATTGTATTTTATGGAGATAGTCTATGGCGAATATAAAATTGAAGGATTTATTGAAAGAAGATTTTGTTGGAACTACACATCAAGGTTACGAAGTGTACAAGAATCCCAAATCAATCAAACGTATGGCGAAAGAATTAAGGGCGATAAGTTTTCCAAATGGAGATTTATTTGTTATTGATGATAATTGGAATGTTATTCATTCTGCATTTGCTGAGTGGTTAAATAAAAATGGATATAAAGTACCTAATATGAATTTAAAAACAAGAATAGTTGATGGTATGAAAAATGGGTATATAAATTGGCAAAGGAAAGGGTCAACCGATGAATTTTGGTTGAGTGAATCAACCGATTTCAGTGACACAATGTATTTTGATGAACATGAACTTATGCCTTATTTGAAAAAGTATGCTAAAAAAGTTAAATCAAAAAATCCAAAATACAAGTTTGTATTAGAAACAATAGTTTAAGAGAGGTTAATATGTCAGAAGATAGAAAATTTTATGAGTTATTTGAGGACAAATCAATAAGTGATGTATTCAAAGAGATACATAAAAATGCTGCTAATACGAGAAGTAATGCTAAAGGTATGATAGATCAAATGAAAAAGTATGTAAACTCATTGGAATCTGCTACGATAATAGCACCTTTAATTCGTGAATACATGGAGATTATTTTACGAAGTGATGAACAACTTATCAAGTTGAGCGACTCAGCGATACGGCTTATCAAGGAAGGTAAGATTGCGAGTACTGAAGGGCCAGGATTTTTATCTGAGGATGAAAAGAAACAACTATTAGGTGACGTTGATGAATATGAGGAATATGTAAAAGAGGAAAAAGAAAACCAAAAATCATTAGATCAAAGAGTTGAGGAAATAAAGGAAAAACTTAGTGAGGAAGAAAAGTAATGGCGTGGGAACGAGATAAAAATAAAGGTTCAGTTCAACTTACAAATCAACGATTTGGTTTGACGACTGTAGAATCAAGTCCGGGTCGTGGGATCGGTTCGCCTCATTATGAATTTTATGAGTTAGAAGCTGCTGAGGTTATTGACATTATATTAGACGATACACATCCTGAGTTTGTAGAATATAGTGATATAGGTAAAGCCAAAGTTCGAATGGTGATAAGTGAAAATGGTAAGGAGAGATCGACTTTATCTTGGGCGAAACCGTTAGACTCAAACATAAAGTCATTTCCATTACTTCACGAGGTAGTAATTGTCGCGCAACATTTAAACGAGTTATATTACACACAGCGAATGAATGTTTACAATGCTCCAAATCAAAATGCTGTACCTGGTATAAGTTTACCGACCGTATCATCGAAGGAAGAAACTTCGTCAAAAGCGGACGCACAATCATATGAATCGGTGTCCACATCAGGCGCCCCAAATCGCCAGAGTGATCAAGACGATATAAAGTTGGGAAAGGTATTCAAGGACAACATAGACATAAAACCATTACAACCATATGAAGGCGACATAATATATGAAGGTAGGTTTGGACATTCAATAAGGTTTGGGTCAAATCAAGAGAATGGATTACCAACAATAAAGATAAAGGTAGGACAACCTGACGAAGTACCTGAGACATCGATACAACCAATAGATGAAAACATAAATGATGATCCAAGTTCGATATGGATTGTAAATGATGAAGATGTACCATTTATCGCCTCAACTGCGGAGAGTGAAGTACATTTACAATTTTATGAAGATAAACCAAATGAATTTCTTGGAAATCAAATATTTATAAATAGTGATAGACTCATATTGAATGCTAAAACACAAGAGATTATGGGATTTTCCAAGAAAGCGATGAATCTTGTGACTGAGGGTATTTTTACTGTTGATGCTGTAGATGATATAATAACGAATACGACATCACGAACGATACTAAACTCACCTGAGATATATTTAGGTGGAGAGGATGCTCAGGAAGCGGTTGTATTAGGAAATACATTAGTTGATTTATTGAATGAGTTAGTGGATTTATTGATAAGTCATACACATCCTACTGGCACAGGTCCAAGTGGGCCGCCAATGCCACCGGAGAATCCACAACTAAATCAACTCAAGAGTAAGTTAGAGAGTGCGTTATCACAACGAAATTATAGTTTATAATGGAGATAAAGGATGGATAAACAACTTTGGAACAAAATATTTCGCGGAAACAAATTAAATGAAGGAAAAAAATTTGATTTGAACAAGACTATTGATAATTGGTTAAATAAACATCAAAAAATGTATGAAGATTTTCTTGATAAATTGTTATTGGGAAAAACTATAAGAGCAAAAGCATCTAAAGCTGGTACGGGTCGTCATGATTGGGAATATCATACTATTGAGAAAATAAAAAGAGTAGACGTAAGAGGTGGGATGTTTTATGATGAAGTTTCTGTTTTAGATAAAAATGGCGACTATTATACATTGAGTGATGATAAAATAGAATATATTGGATAATAAAGATGCCGATAGATTGGACGACATTTAAACAAACGACAAAAAATTATTTTGTCAGTTACACGGCGAAAACTGAACAACAAGCAGCAAATTTTATCGCTGATCAATATGAAATAGCGATATTGACCGGTGGAGATTTGACATATAATAATGTAGTATTAACTTACACTAAGCCTACATTATCCGCAGCGATTGGGAATGCGTTCACACAAGCGAACAATCCTGCTATGAATGAAAGTGTTGTACCTAATTTTTTTGGAACGACGATTTCACAAGGGTTGATAGGATTTTGGTCTGGTGCTACATTAGCTCCAGTGATTCCGCCACCCGGTTCAACTGCGGTGGTGACGAATGTAGTTAGTGTACCCGGAACGCCAGTTCCAAGATTAGAGGTAAGTGCGACAGAGAATGAAGATGAATTTATAGATAATTTGATAGATTTTTTTACTCAACATCTACAAAGTTTGAGTGGAGTTACAACTGCGTTGGTTACAACGCCAAGTGGTCCTGTGCCCACGCCATTTCCGTGGGTTGGTTACGGGTAAAAAGTAAGGAGTTAGATATGACAAAACAAGATTTACAAAAGTTAATCAATGTCTCAGTGAAAGCTGCGATAAAGGAAATGAAACCTTTAATTGAGACAACGATACGAAAAGAGTTTCACAAGATTTTGAGTGAAGCGGAATCCGCTCCAAAAACGGAAGCGAAACCGAGAAAAATGATGACTGAGGAAGTTTCATCCGAGACATCATTAATGAATTTAATTGACGAAGATAAAGAGAGTGATCCAGTAAGAGCTGGAGTAAACGAGAAGATTTTTGCTGGGAAGAAACCATTTGAGGACGAAAAGAATCCTTTCGCCAACGTATTGAATCAAACGGCGAAGGAAGTAACAAATCGAGAGGGTATATATTCGAATCCGCACAAGATGGCTGCCACCGGTGGTAGTGATCAAGTGAAGGTTAATTTAGCTTCAGGACAACCTGTCGTTGAGAATGTACAACCAACGGAAGATTATGTACCATCGTCAAAGCCGCCTCCATCAAAAGAAGCTATGGCTGCTAAGATGGGATATGGCGACATGGAAAAAATAGGTGGTGGAGAGGGTATACCTGGAATGGAAATAAAACCAAAGAGTACAGCGAAAAGGATTATTGCGGAAGACCCGATTCCAGCTTCAAGTGAACCATTAACTGAAGTAGAACTTCCAACACAAAATCCTGATGGACAACCAATAAATTATTCAAAAGTTCCAATGGATTTAGTTCAAAACATGATGAAAGATTATCGTGGATTGATGAAAAAGACGGAACAAAAAGTAAATAGACCTGTATAAGGGGAAGATAAATGGCAGAACCGATAGGAGTAAAAGTTCCTATTAGAATGGGTAATACTGGATTTTTTGATCAAACGTTTTCTTCGATAGAGGAAGCGAAGTCAAACATGATCAATCTTCTTTTGACGAGAAAAGGCGAGAGAATGATGCACCCTGAACTCGGGACAAACATATACAATTATTTATTTGATCAAATGACGGGTGATTTATCGAGTAAGATACAAAATGAGATAACAACTGCGGTAGAGACGTGGTTGCCTTATGTTGAGTTAACCGAGGTCACCGTAGACGCTGGCCCGACGAACATGGATCAAAACAAGATTGACGTTAGGATCGCATTTGGATTAAAGAGGAATATAAAAGAACATGATGAAATAGTAATTACTTTTGTAGTGTAATGGAGAAAATAGATGGTAAAGTTAAAAAATCTTTTGGAAGTAACCGTAAAGTGTGATAATTCAAGTTGGATGCGAAGTTTAGAATCATCTTATGTTAAAATTACAAGCCCGACAGGAAAAAGTATTACAATAAAGAAAACTTTACTCAATAAATTATCTGATAAAGAGAAAGAATTAATTTATAGATGTGTTGGTAACGAAATGGTAAGGAATACAAATAAACCTGTCAATGTTACTAAAGATGAAATGAAAACTTTATTAAAATTATCAAAAATGCGAGGATAATTGGAGAAAATAGATGGCGAATGAAAACATAGTAAAGGAAGTACGTTATCTTGGTCGAGATTTCAATGATTATAGGACTAATCTAATAAATTTCGCCAAAGTGTATTTTCCTACGGTGTATAAAAACTTCAATGAGACGAGTGTAGGAATGATGTTTATTGAAATGGCGTCTTACGTTGGCGACTCACTAAGTTATTATATCGATAACTCATTGAAAGAAAGTTTATTATTGTACGCCGAAGAAGAGCAAAACATTTATGCTCTTGCTCAAACACTTGGATATACACCTGCATTATCTGTACCTGGTACAACTAATGTTGATGTGTATCATATTGTACCAGCGTTGGGAAGTGGTGCAAATGTAGTTCCTGATTGGAGATACGCCTTAATCGTAAATTCAGGAATGCAGATCGCAAGTAAAGCGGATTCAAGTGTAGTATTTAGGACATTAGAGGATGTAAATTTTGCTCACTCGTCAAGTGATGATCCAACAACTGCTACAGTTTGGGAAACGGACGATCAAGGAAATCCAACATTTTTTGTATTGAAAAAATCAACTCAAGCCGCTGCCGGAGAAATTTTGACTGCCGACTTTTCTTTTAGTGATCCAAAACGATTTGAGAAAAAAGTGGTCTCAGAAACGAACGTGGTACAAATTTTGGATGCTACTGACGCGGATGGTAATACATGGTATCACGTACCATTTCTTGCTCAGGACACCGTTTACACTGAACTTCGTAACGTGGAAGCGTTTGATAAAGATTTGGCACAATATAATGATACAGCTCCTTACTTATTGAAACTCAAGAAATCTGCTCGTAGATTTACATCAAGAATACGTGGAGATAAAAAGACGGAAATACAATTTGGTGCGGGTGTATCTGATAATCCTGATGAATTACTTATACCAAATCCAACAAATGTAGGATCAACTTTATTTGGATCAGTAACATTTACTGACACACCTATTGATCCAGCAAACTTTTTACACACGAAAACGTATGGTCAAGCTCCAACGGACACGACGATAACCGTGAGATATGTAGTTGGTGGTGGAATAACATCAAATGTAAATCAAGACGATTTAACTGAAATAAAAGACGCGACATTTACAATCGACGACGATGTATTAGATTCATCTACATTAGCACAAGTTAAAAACTCGATTGCGTGTAACAATCCTGACGCAGCGACAGGTGGTCGTGATGGAGAGAGTGTAGAGGAAATACGACAAAACGCGTTAGCGAATTTTCCAACTCAGTTGAGAGCAGTAACGAAAGAGGATTACATCACACGGGCGTACTCAATGCCCGCCCGATTTGGACGAGTGGCGAAAGCCTATATAATACAAGATGATCAACTAAGTGAATCACCTGACACCGCTCAAGTAGAGGGAATAGATAGGACACGAGTACCGAATCCATTAGCATTGAATATGTATTTATTAGGATTTGATAAGGATAAAAAACTTACATCGTTGAATGATGCGATAAAAGAAAACTTGAAAGTTTATCTTGGACAATATAGAATATTAACTGATGCGATCAATATAAAAGATGGATTTGTAATAAATGTTGGTGTAAAATTTTCGATTGTCGCCTTTAAAAATTTCAATAAACGAGAAGTATTATTAAGGTGTATTGATAGAATCAAAGCCTTTTTTGATGTTGAAAAATGGCAGTTTAATCAACCTATTATTATTGCAGATATTCAAACTGAACTATTTAAGGTTGAAGGTGTTCAAGCTGTTGTGAGCGCTGAAGTAGAAAATAAATGGAAATCATCTGAAGGATATTCTGGAAATGTGTATAATATTGAAGAAGCAACAAAAGATGGAATCATATATCCAAGTCTTGATCCAAGTATATTTGAATTAAAATATCCAAATACGGACATTGAGGGGAGAGCATTATAATGATAAAATTAACAAGTTTAGTAGAAGGTACGGCACCAATGAAAGATTATGTAGACACTCATGTTAGCCGTTGGATAATGAGAAAATATGGTAAACACGTAGCCAAAATAGTGGCGAAAGAATTGGGTAGTGATTCAATTAAATATCATGGTCGTGGACAATTATATTCAATCAAAGTACCGGGTGGGTATGTATGGCTTAGACATATTTATTCGACTGGAGTGCCTTGGTTTCAACTTTCAAAAGATGATCGTGGAGCGGTGCCCGGTTCATATAAAGATTTAAACTATGATTATCCTATTTTTGCTAAAAGAGAAATCGATAAATTTAAAGAGGATGCTCTTTCTACATACGGTGATACTGATAAAAAAGGGTATAAAAAAGAGATTGACAAACTTGCTAAAGATAAAGGTTGGAATCTCAAATTGGGAACTTCAAGCTTAAAACAATGGACAGAGGTTGTTAAAGACGCTGTTGAAAAATATTTGGAGAATAAATAATGCATTATTTTATCTTTCCTTCGAAAGACGCCACGATTTATGAGGACAGTATACATCAAAATACTGGAATGGATCAAATATTGGAGTTAGAGAAACAACTTGTACACGCGCTCGGTGACGCTCCATTCAATTCACGTATTTTGGTACAATTTGATTTGGACGACTTTTCTGCCTCGTTAGCGTCCGGCGAAACAAGTGGTAGTGATATGAAATACTACTTGAATCTTTACACTGATGAAGCTGTAGAAATTCCTGTAACATATAGTGTATATGTTTATCCGGTATCACAATCCTGGCAAATGGGTAATGGTAAGAGAGCTGATAGCCCGATTACAACAACCGGTGTAAGTTGGAATCTTCGTGATGGTGTAACTATATCTGGTGTGACTGGTAGTGCGTGGTCGTCCGGTTCGGCTGGTGGTCCTGGTGGAGCATATTTTAGTGGAACGTTAGCAAATCCAACAAAATATGAAGCATCACAATCATTTAATTATCAAACAACGGATTTACACGTTGATGTAACAAATATTGTTGAAGGTTGGTTGAGTGGGTCAATAGATAATTATGGATTTTTGATAAAGAGAGATAATGCTGCTGAACAAAGTATTTTGAATCAAGGAAATCTTCAATTCTTTTCAAAAGAAACACACACAATTTATCGTCCAAGATTAGAAGTGGTTTGGAAAGATTATGCTTGGTCGCCATATACAACGTCAAGTATAAGTCAAAGTGTGTCGAGTTCTGCAACGGTGACGAATGAAACAACAAATCCTATAATATATTATAATACTTCAAGTTTTTTTACTGGAAGTGGGGTAGGAACTGGAAGTGGATATTTTACTCAAAGTGATGATGCGAACACATGGTATAGTGAAAGTTATTCGTGGGTGACACAATCTATTTATTCTTACACGAGCAGCCTTGGTTTATATCGTAGTTCAAGTTTAGATTATACATTTACAACCGCTTCATTTGATACATATACAAGTTCAAGTATAAGTGAAAGTATAAGTCAAAGTAATACATGGATTAGTAGTAGTTTGACATCGAGTTTTACTATTGTTAATTTTTATACAGCAAGTCTTGGATCGGAGTTTGAAAGTGCGAGTGTATATTTTAGTTCAGCTTCATTAACATCCAGTGATGCTATGTGGACGTATAATCCTGTAGCGGGATATTATACAAGTCAAAGTTTTGATGCGGTAACGACATCATATACGTGGACAAGTTCAAGTTTATCGAGTTCAATATCACAATCAACAACGACAACACAACTAATGGATGTTGTACCTGGAGAGGATTTCGTTATTTATCTTGACAATTTACAAGATGAATATGTACAAGATTCTAAGATAAAGTTTAGAGTAAATGCTAGAGAACGTTATCCAAGAAAGACATTTGTAACACAAAGTTGGGCGTACACACGAGACACTTATTTCTTATCTTCGTCTTATTATGCTATACGTGACGCGTGGAGTGAGGACGAAGTTATGCCGTGGTCAACATATACTCAAATTTCTGTGGATGCGACTGGAAGTTATTTTGATTTATTCTTGAATGGACTTGAGCCAGAAAGATTGTATAGAATATTATTTAAAGTAGTAAAAGGAAATATAGAAACTGTATATGACAAAAATTATACATTTAGAGTAATAAGGTAATAAGGTATGGCACAACCAACAAAAGAAGCAAAACGTCAACAAGATTCTATTGGTGCTGAGGGGAAAGCTTTAACTGAACAAGAGTTAAGGGCGAAAACCTTAAACGCACTTACGGTATCAGGTGGTTTAATTTCTACTGAACGTGATGATATGGGTAACATTTTATTACATGAAGATCCGAATAATCTTGGTAGTAATAAACAACTTGTAAACCAATATATGTCAGTAATGGTTGAGAGACGAGATTATAATGACGGCGAAATACAAAAGGTGTTTGATACGGAGATAAATGAGTTATTCAAGTCACCAAAGACGAAAACTGCTGATGAATTGAGAGAAGAAATAGAAAGAATGAGACGACTTCTTGCAGAAGCTGAAGCCGACATAATCGTTCAGGAAGTTGTTTCTGATGGTGATGGAACGGGCGACGGAGATGGAGATGGAACGTCTCCAACCGGAACTGAAGTCTTGTTAAGTGGAGATAGATTAGCTCCATATACATTAGAGGTTGAAGGTTTTACAATAAATGTTCAAACTGCTATATGGAA